CAGCATTAGATTTGTTTGGTAATTGATTGTATTCTTGTATTGTAACTCTATTTATTATTTGATCTGTATCTGAACTACTATCTCTTATGACTGCATCTAATATATCTATAGTGCCTACTGGCAGAGTATAATTAGTTGTGCCATTCACAAGTGTCAAAGTGTTTTGCGTTACAGTCCAATAATTTATACCTCTGTTTGCAAATTCTGAGAATAATAAGTTTATGCTTCTACGAGCAGACCTGGCATGATCTCCAGTTCTAGTTTGGGTATCAATGCCACATCTCTCGAATGCTTCAGTTATTATCTCTTCAACATTAGGTCTAAATGCAACTGTTCCAGATGTTGCCATATTTCACTCTAATATTTCTTAGTCATTGTTAAAACTATTTGATACGAATCACCACTTCCTGCACCAGTTGTGGTAAACATTATATCACCACTTGGACTTGTGCCAGTCTGCTTCGTGTTAGGTAAACCACCTACCTCTGTGTAGTCTACTTCACCACTTTGACCCTCATCAAGATTTAGCATAATAATATCAGCATCAGCATCTGCTAAAACTCTTACAGTCATGCCTTTGACAACCCAAGTACACTTTGTAATCTTTACTCCTGTACATGGACTGCCATTGGCGTTTGATTGTAATGTTGAAACATCTACCTTTTTTACTGCAGATTCATCTCCAGTATCTACATACTGATATTGAAATGCCATAACAATTTGATGAGTATTTTCAGAAAGAATGGTGCTTGATGTTATATCAGCCATTTACTTCTCCTATTAACTATCAGCAAAAGGTGTCGCTACTGTTCCAGAACCAATCAATACGCCTTGCACTAGATATTCAGCAGTTGCAAGTGCAGTAATCTCAACATATGAATTTTTGTCACCACCTTGTGTGCCACCATTTAATGATATTACATCATTTGTAGCTCCTGGAATAAAAGATTTTTTTGCTCCATCTGTGACTGCAACCATAATTGACCCAACATATTTGTCAGTTCCATCAGTTTTAATATCTAAGTCTGTTGCATCTGTACCTATAAAAAATGTGTATTTTGCACCTAATTCTGCAGATACTATAGAAGGTAATGTTACTGCACCATCTGCATCATTTACTTCTATAATGCGACCAGCATGATCATTAAATGTTAAAGTTGTTTCTGCAGTAATGTTTTTAATATTATTAGAGCCAGCAGATATAAAACCATTATTGGATACTACTGGTCCTGAAAAAGTCGATTTAGCCATGTCAATCTCCTTGTCTTGGCAACTGTCTGCTTTCGCAGTCAAGGGTTATGTTAAGGAGAGGAGTTATCCCCTCTCCCATCTTAATTATTATGCAGCACCTTCTGTACCAAAAATACCACGCCAATCAGTAAAACCAAAAGAATATCTTTCTCTTACTTTATAGCGTACATTTCCTGTCTCAAAATCACCTTCCATCCCTTTTTTCATAGGACTTCTTTGGAACATTTTAAGACCATCAGGTACGTCAGTCTTAATAAAGAACGCATCACTATCTGTTAACCTTCTCATCACATGGTAACCTTGTGGTAAATATCCACCAGATTTAATTGCGTTGAGATCATTATCAGCAGTTCCAGTTCTTAATTGACTTTCTAGTAATCTCTCGGCTACGAAAGTATATGCAGTAGGAATAATTAACATTGTTCCTTGAGCAGCGATCCTAAGACCACGATCATCTTTCATATCTGCAATGTTTATCAAGATACTTTCTAATGAAGTCTCAGATAAATCTGCAGCAGTTGCCAAAGTATTACTTTGATTGCCATTTTGAGTTGGATGAGATGTACTTAATAAGGACACTCCATCTCCACCAGCAGTACTCGTTGCATTATTCAATACATTAGATGCTTTGATCTCTTTGGTTGTAGCCATTGATCTCGCTAACGCCTTTGTATATCTTGATGCTAGAGACCCATAAAGACCATCTTCTTCAGCTTCTTCTGTAACAGAGAAAGCTAAAGCAACAGTTTCGTGCTGATAACGAGCAGTCCATTGTTGTGATGAAGAGTCATAAGATACTCCTGCACCTTCGTCTTTAGTTGGAGCTGCACCAAAACCTGTTAACAATACATCTTCCTCAAATGCTTTTTGAGAAGTATTGCTTTCAAATACTGCTGCATACTCTGGTGGGTAACTGTCATATTCTAAGCCGAACAAGGTATTTAAACCAGGCTCAAGCATTTTTGCAAATTGTGCTCTATTCATTGCCATTGTCTAAATCTCCCTATATTCCAGCACTATCTTTGAGCAAGTGCTCATTGATAAGAACTTCCATTATTGCATTTGTACCAAAGGCATTATCAGGACTTTCGTATAAACCAAGGATTTTACAACTTGCAGTACCTGCTGCCATTGTTCCATTGATTTCAAAACCTGATTGACCTGTAGTAGTAGAACCAGCACCAGCGACAACTTCAGCACAATTACCAATGTTAGTCTGGGCAGGTGTTCCTGCAGATTGAACTTTAAACACTGTATATGGATCATCATAAACATATGCAGCTATATTAGTTGCAGTTGTTCCTGATGGCCAGTACTGTGAATAAACATATGAGCCATCTGAAGCAGTATAAGATACTCCTGCGAAAACTCCTATATTATTAACTTCACTTGCAGAATGAGGTGTTATAACGCCATCTGCAGTTATGATAACTAAATCACCAGTAAAGATGTTTTCAGCTAATCCTGAAGTAATAGTATATTTGTTAGCACGTGAATAACCATTTCCACTTAGGTGACGAATGGGTACAAACCCAAAAGCGGCGTCTACATTTGCCATTTTTTTCTCCTAGTAAAAGTTAATCATCCATGACAGACATTTGTCTGCCACCACTAACTGAACTCTTCCTCTCTTGAAAGATTGGTTGTCCAGCCTTACGACCTAACGCATCAAGATCGCCTGAAAGTGAATCGTTTTGCTCTCTGCTTTTGCCATTATGATATGCTTTCATAGCTTTATGTTTATCTTCTGGCATTTCGCAAAGCAACATTCCTTCAATTCCAATGCAACCTTCCCACTGGCCGTGATTAATAGTTGGAAACAACGTACTTTTCACAGTGTCAGCAGGGCGAGCTTCCCACCCTTCACGCATACGTTTGTATACGTTATCTGGTGTGTCCTTCCCCTGAATCGAGGTAGCAACCCATCGTTGGACATAACCTGGTCGAGCTTCTGGTGCATCCAACAACGCTGGTGGTGTCCAAGATGTTTGAGGTCTACTCTCTTCATCTCGTACACTTTCTCTTATTTCGCTTGCTCTAACATTTCTCTTCTCAGTCATAACTATCTCCCCTGACTTTTTTGTATTTCTGACGCATATTTTTTAAGACTTGCCTCATCATTTATTCCAAGTTCTCTAGCCATCCTAAGTTGGTCTTGTGTCATTCGCACACGATTACCTTTGTAAGATGAGCCACCTGTAGATGGTGTTACTACTTTACTACTTTTTGCTCTTGGCTTACTTTCAGCAACTTCACTATTTGATATTAACTCAGGGAACATTTTTTGTAAACGACTATTTAAGTTGTTATAATATTCATCTGAATTTTTATCAAATCCTTCTAAATCAAGTTGAACGTCTATAGCTCTAGCTGCAGCCGTTTCCCTCTCATATCCCTTGCCATTAAACCATCTATTACTTTCCCACCAACCCATAGCTTTCTGTGGCGTGGGGTTTGTCGCTACTTGTTGTGCTCTTCCAACTGTAGGTGAGTAAGATTGGCTTTGTTGCATTTGTTTTTGCAATTCGTTTACTCTTATAGATGCTCTCATATCAGCTAATTGTTCAGAAAAATTAACTTGTGCTTCTGTATCGCCTTCCTCAACTGCTTTAGTTAAGGCTTGTCTTGTAAGGCTATATCTTTGCTCAAACTCTTTAGAGGCTTGATTTTGAGCTTGATTTTGTGTGCCTCTTTCTAATCTTTCTAATCTTTTTGAAAGTTGATCGTTGGCTTCTTGTTGTCTTTTGGTTTCTAATTCTGCATTACGCCTTTGTTCAACTAGCT